TTCTTAATCTTATTAAACCCATAATATCAGGTCCTAATATTTTTGCTAAGACCCTTCCCTCTGCTGTTCCTTGTAATCCTCTAACTATTTCTTTTTCATCTTCTGTAAGAGAAGCGTATCTCTCACCAAATAGTTTAATTAGTTCTTCCATTTAGTTTTCCTACAATGTAGCATAACGGTTCTAGTATTGCTCTTTCAATTGCACCTGCCCAATGTCGTTTGCCTTTTTTCTGCATCCAAATATCGGCAGTTCTTCTACGTGCAACACCCTCTAACCACTTTCTAATAATCTTATTAGATGTATTATTATCTTTATATGCATATCTAACAAGAGGTTTAAAAATAGTATGATAACCTATTTGATAGTGTTTGTCAAGTGTTTTACTTTGATTTAACCAAATTGTTTGTCTAAAAGAACCAAAACCATACTGATTGTTCATAGCAGTACAAACTATTTTATCACTGCTTTTATCTTCTTTTTCTTGAGGTCTAGTTCTTTCATCCTTTACAACGGCAGGTTTATCATCTATTTTTGTTATTTCACCTTTTTTATTTGTTGTTAATTTACCACCTTTAAAAATAGTTCCCGTATCAGTTTTTATAACATTAGGTGTACGAGTATCCTCTTCCTGTTGGGTTTTAAATTTTTTTGCTTTTTCATCTGCTTTTTTCTTAGCTGCTGCTGCTTCGGCTGCTTTTCTATCAGCTTCAACTTTTATTAATCTTTGTCTTTCTACTTCAGCTGCTCTATCTTGTTGTTGTTTTAAATATGCAGCAGCTTCTGCTTCAGCTTGTTTTCTAGCTTGTTCTTCTTGAGCAGCTCTAGCTCTATCTTCTTGAAGTTTTAAATAATCATCTGCTTCTTTTTGTTGTTGTTTTCTTAAAGCATCATCTGCAGCTTTTTTAGCTTCTTCGTTAGCTTTTCTCTGTGACCTATCAATCCTTGACTCTCTAGTATCTTCAAGAACTTTTGGGTCAGGACCTCTTTGTTCATCTTGTAAGTCTCTGCGTGTTTGTTCCATAAAATCAAAACCCGCTCCACCAAATTGTCCTGTTTTATCCGATTCAAATTTATCTAACTCTGTTTGAAGTTGAGATGGAGCAGTAGATGTATCTGTTGGGATAGCTGTACCTAATGCTTGTGCAGTTCTATCGGGTGTGGCAGTTGTTGCTATCGGTGTAAAATCAGGTTGGCTTAAAAGTTTAGCCCTATCTTTAGCCCCCATAGCATCTATATTAGTTCCTTGAACTCCTTGACCAATAAAAGGTGTACCACCAACAAATGGAACAGTGCTACCTACAGGAGTAGGAATTTGTATTGTAGGGTCTGTTTTATCTTGTTGTTGAAAGCCATCTATGGTAAAAGGTGAAGTACCAGTAAAACTTGCAGGTATAATCTGTGGTGGTTGAGAATCAATTCCTTTTGATTGTAAAAGGTCAGCAAAATTATCTGGAAGTTCTTTATCAAGGGGTATGTTTAAAATTCTTTTTATATTTGCTTCTCCACCTAATCTAGAAATAGCTGTTACTTTTGAGGGTAATCCATATTTTTGATTAAACAACTCATCGATAGCTTCTGCTCTAGTAAAACCAGCATCCATAATTTCTCTTATACTTTGTTCATCTTTTGAGCCTGTGGTAGTTAATCCAAATGTTTCATCATCTCCCATTTCAAGTCTTGGGTCGATATCTGCAACTTTTTGTATTTGTGCATCAGAAGCTATTTCAGCGGCTGTTCTATCTGCTTGAGTAGGACTAAGTGTGCCAAAAACATCTGTCTTTAATGTAGGTGTAGCTACATTAGATTTTAACCTATCATACGCTTTTTTTAATTCTTCTTCATTAAATAAAAATTTAGGAATAGGTATACCAGTTCCACCAAATTTTGCTAAACCTCTATTTTCAAGAATAGATTCAAATGAATTATCTCCTTCATAATCTTTGTCAGTTAAAATATTTTGTATGTAATTTTCATAACTTCTATTTTTTTGCTCTTCTGCTTCACTTCGTCTTTTTAATTCTTCTTCCCTATCTCTTTCTTCAGGAGCAGCAGGTGTTAATGCTTCCTCTGTTGTATCCTCTTCCTCTCTAGGTGGAACATACTCTTCAACAAATTCATATCCATCGGGTATTGGATATAAAGGTATGAAATTACCTTTTTCATCTATTCTACCTGGAATATTTATTGTATCACCATCTGGTCCTTTATACGTGTATACTTTTGTAAACTGTGTTTTACCTCTATCTCCACCTATTAAATTACTTGGTGGAACAATAGGACTATCGTCTGGAACAAATTCTTCCATTGCATATGGGTCATTTACATCCCCTCCTTGTTGCATCCTTCTCATCATTGGTTTTTCCTCCTCTAATTCTAAATCGTCAATAGTAAAAGGAATATCATCAGGAATAGTAGCATCTTCCGAGTTCCCCATTTGACCCATTTCCTCCATGCGTTTAAGACCTGCTTTAGCTCTCTGACGTAATTCCATAAGATTTTCCAAACCAATAAAACGAACAACGTCAGCAGGAAATACAAATTCGCCTTCACTCAGCATGGCTGGAATGTCATCACGAACCTCCTTTCGTAATGAACCTGGGGGTACTTCGTTACCTGATTCTTGGTCTACTTCACCACCCTCATCTAATAAACCTCCTTCATCAAACATATCTATTTGTTTTGCTTGTGCCATGCCACCCTCATTAAATCCAATTTTTTTAAAAAAACTTTTAATAAAATTATCAGCTTCTTCTAGTTTAGCTTTATCTTCACCTATTTGTTTTTTAATATCTTCTCGTATTGTATTTGGATTATTTAGATACCCTAAAACACTATCGGTATATTTTTTATTTTCAGCTTTCTTTTTACTTCCATGATACCTATTTAAAAAAGAATTTATATTATCAGACTGTTTAAGTTTATCATCAATAACTAAATCAAAAAGTTTATTATAATATTTTTCATGTTCTTCTATAGGTATATTTCCTTTACCTAATTTACCAAATATTTTTCTATCATTATCAGTAGTTGTTATTTTATTACCATCTTTATATAAAGAGTTGTGATAATCTAAATTTAATTTATTTTCACCTTGCTGTATAAATTTTAAAGTATATTCTCTAAATCCTTCATCTTTAAAAGCATTTGGATAATTACTCATTAAGTTTTTTGCTGTAGATGCTATTATTTGTCCTGGTCCGAAACCTGAAGAAGATGTGCCAACTTTCTTTTTACTTACTCCTGTAAAAAAATAAGGAGTGCCTACACTTTGTAAATATGGTCCTAATTCTTGTGCTACTATTGCTTGTTTTAATAAATCTCTATCATAACCAAATATGTTATCTCCTTTAGCCATAGGAACTTCTTCAAAGTCTTTTGTAAATTTTGTACCTTTCGTTAACTGTGCTATTACAGCAGGAGAGGGTTTAGATACTGGAGTAGATATAAGACTACTAACATCTTTTTTAGATATAGGCTCTAATTCTTTTACTTCTGTCATAGGATTACCCATGCTCTCATTTAAATCAGCAGTTGTAATATCTAATTTATCTAATTGTTTTATATTTACTTTAGGTCTACTGGTTTGAGCCATTTACTTCATTCCTTAAATTTTTTAACCTACGTAATGCAGATATTGCACCTTGTGAACGATACATCATTACTTGATTATCTGTTTGTTCTAATGACCTTTGTTGTGTTTCTATTAAAAAGTCTAAATAATTACTGAGGTGTTCCCAAGTCTTGGGGTTGTTCACTAGCC